GCGTCGTCGTGGTTGGAGAGCAATACCATGCACACCGAATTGTTTACTACTTAAGGACAGGAGAAGACCCTTCGGGTAAAGACATTATCCACGGAGCAACAAATAAATCTAAAGACAACAGAAAGGATCTGATGGCATGGGAAGGGCTTAGGGTCAACAATGTGTCTCACAGGGGCGCACTCCGTTTTCGTACTATCAAAGAAAAGAAAAGTGCCTGAGAAAAAGCAACGTATCGTTCTTCCATTTCACAAGGACATTGATATCCTCGATGCTGAAGGCCTGGAAAACCTAGGGCTCTATCGAGGAATGGATTGCATTCACGGGCACAGCATACGTAACATCAAAGACAAATGGTGTTACCACTGTGCTCACAGAATCTCAGTGAACTCCTGCGGGTTTGACATTAACTATATAGATAGCGAATATAAAATTCGCTTTCTAGAATTTTTAAAACATGTAGATGTAAAAGGCACTAATGAGTGCTGGCCCTGTGACATAAAGAGTAAGAGGATGACATTTCCTTCTTATAGATCAGAGTCTTCAAAAGCATTCTCTGAGAATTTGATGGTTGCGAAGATTATGTACACTGCAGCTTGGGGGGATATAGGTTCACTAAGACTAACCAGGAAAAAAGATGTTTGTACAGTTGACAACTGTGTAAACCCCCTTCACTGGGAGTGTGTTTTAAATATTGACGTAGCTCCGAAAACAATTCATCCTCTGGTGTATGAATTAGATTTTGCAAAAATAAAACACTATGGAATTTTGAAGCAGCAAAAAAAGGTAGAGGATTATCGCCTTGCTCAATTCAAAAAGCACATCATTCACCCATCTTTATTAATGCAAGGCTAAAGAACATCTTCGACTAAAATTAAGTTAATACAGTTAACTTATAATGTCACGCATATCGCAAACTACTCCTCAAAGAGGGAGAAATGCAAACACTCCGTTCCCTTTAGGTACCTTTAACCAGCTTACCCTCCGCGTTATAACAGGTGAATTAGGGCCCGTCTATAAGCCAGTGGGTTTTTCTGATACCCTTAGAAACTCTAATGGCGGAATGGGAGGAGGTACATACAACGCTTGGTACCAAGTAGAGTTGGCTGTTCCGGCTTGGATAATCCTAACGAAAGGTTCTTTTAAGCCTAGAGATTTAAATATATCTGTCTATGATACAAATCAGATAGAAAAATTTGGCAGAAACATATTCGAGAAAACTGGAATAAGTACTGAAGTTGCTGTCCAAGATTTTAGTATTGATCCGGCTTCTGTAACTATTTCCATGCCTGCTCTTGCGCGTAAAGCTTTCACTGATTGGGCAAAAATTTTTTCGGGAGAGACCTTTAATTACTATCCCTACTACAATACTGTTGCTGCCACTGGTTCAGATTTATACAATACTTATGAAGCTTACAGGCTAGATAAAGGGGATGAGATGTATTACCCATTGCCTGTGGGTAAATATCTAATCTGCATTTCTATGACAAAAAATGAACCACGTGCTTATGAAGTTGGTTTAGTTGTTGAGCCAAAAGATGATATTGTTTACGTTCTTTGTGAAGATGTTTCTGTTGTAAATATAGGGCTCGAGGATACTACAAGTTCGAGCAATTTATTGGGCGATGCTACACCTGGTTTCTTTGACACAACCCATGATCATTCCTTGTCTGATTGGGACGCGGCGTGGAAACGGGATAATAAACCTAATTCTCAACTGCCTGTCATATTTTATCCTTTGTTAAACAGAGGATAAGCATTTTGCCCTTTAGAATAAAGTATTAGCAAAACGAGCATGTCGGAAAAAGTATTAGTTTCAGAAAAAGGAAAGGATCTCATTGCTTCCTACTGGAGCGGGCCAGCTAAACAGAATAAATCGAATCCTACAAAAGCTTTTGAGCGGTATTGCAAAGAGGAGCCCTGGCAGTTAGAGTGTAGACAATATGATACTTAAATGTGTCAACACTTATTACTAACATCCCGCCCCAAAAAGTCTGGGTACGTAAAGAGTATCTTAGGGATTTACGTGATGGGTTTGGTGAGTACGTGCTTGGTTATTGGGTCTCTCTTAAATCCCTACCAGGGAGGCCGTTTTACTTTGAAACCTACTTACCGGAATATGGTGCGCTCTATGACAAGCTGCCGATCTCTGCTTTTCTAAACTGGGATTCAGATTCTCCTGAATGTCCTGTCGCTCCAGATATTGATCTTGATCTTGAAAACCTGCAATTTTGGAATTGTTTCAGCCATGATATTGTCACACTTGAAAAAAATCTTACTTATACAATGCGGTGGGAGATACGTACTAAGACCTTTGGCACTCTTTGTGGTGATTACTTGTTTACTATCGACAGCTTTAACGGTGATCGCAGCCGCACAGACATCAGCTTCGCGGAAAGCCCAGACGAACACAAATCCTTCAATGTCATCGCATTGCAAAATGGTCAGCTTGCAGCCTATCCCAACAACAGATGCCGTCTTATTGATCCTTCTTTGTCACCCGAAGAACTCAAAACCCCAGATTTTCTTGTCTCCACGCGATACTTTAATGTCGAATATCCCAATGCAAAGTTTGGGAGACTAGGTGAGTCTGAAGAATATTTCTGGGAAACAAAGACAGAAAAGACTAACAGTAAAATACCCTATAAAGTATTTATACCTGCGAATGATCAGGAAGAATTTGACCTATAAACGAAGAAGGAAAAAACTTACTTTTAGTAAACTTTTTGATAATGGTCAGCTTCTAAAAGCTTTTTTGACACCTGTCGATATAAAAGACAATAAATGCATATGGAATTTTGCCATAGCAGTCAGTCGTTCCAATAGACAAATAAATGATTGGAATAGCTGCAGGAAAAACAAACGTGCAAATAAACTTAAGGTTAATGTAACTGGTAATGTTGGATCCAAGTCTTTAATAGAAGCTGCACGGATAACTAGAAAATGCTTCGTGCATATACAAAAAGGAGATTCTATAATTTTTAAATGCGAATCATCTATACGTCAAAAACAACTGAGAGTTTTTAAGAAGTGGCTAATAAACAGGGAAAAACTAAACTGGGAATATTTAAAAGATTTTAATATTTTCTTTATATATAAAAAATAGAAGCACTTATAATTAAAGAAGTTGAAAAGTTTTTAAAATGGAAGACATTCTTACCAGCCCTTACTTTTGGATCGTGATTGCAGCCTTGTCTGAAATCATCGGAATCTCTCCCTTGAAAGACAATAGCATCGTGCAGTTAGTTCTTAAAGCTATCAACTCGATTAAGCCTGTAAAAAAGGGCTGACTCCACCCGATGGCAAAATTGTATTTACTATAAGCACTCGTTCACTTCTGGACGATGTTGATCGTGAAATTAAACTTCAAAAGTTTTACGCGACTTTGCCATACAAGCTAGATGAAGCCGAAGACAAATGGCACCAAACTCAGCCTGTTAATATCCCTGCTCCAATAGAGATCGGGGATTTACATATTTGTGCGCCCTGGTATCAATCTTCTAGTGGCTGAAACCAGAAAACAACTCCATCATTTTTTTCGCAATATTTTCTTGTAGCGTAAGCTTGATCTTGGCTCATAGTTTCGCACTTACGTTCATTATTAAGTTCCCAACAGATGTTTACTTTAATGGGCTTCGTTTTTTTCATATAGATTTAGTGATAATGATCAAAATTACAGAGGCAATGCCCCATACGGCCAATAAAGGAATAATAATCTTAGAGAATTCCAAAGACCTTTTTGCAAATTTGATACTTAGCTAAGCGATCATCGTATCCATTCCATCCCCCGTTAATTCGATAGCAACACTCATCAAATCCTTTATGGATACAAACATCTAATAGTTTGTTATCTTGAATCCAGGATAGGGCTGAACGGAATGGGTACTGTTCTGCTACGTAGTCACATCCGCGTTCAACAATTTTAGGGTCGTGTAGCTTCTCCGCGCAACGCTCATAGTTATAGCGTCCTGTTAATTGCAATACACCAGCACCTTTAAATTTAGGGCCATCACCTGGCTGTGTATTGCCAAGATCTGTACGCCCTTCATAAGCCCAGCCATCGGCTAGCTCTTTGAGCCAGATAAAATTGTTGGTTTCATGCATTAAATTTGCAGTAAGCATGGCAACAGCAAAATCGAATTTATCGAATCCTGTTGCCATTAATAGCTTATTGAAATCACCACAGAAGGTCGCATCAAAGCTATCTGCAGCGTAGCCGGTAAGCTGCTGCATGACCTGTGGCGTGATTATGTTTTTAGCCGGATCAGCCGGGCCAGCACGGTAAAGTTCTGCGAATTCATCAAGCACATCTTCTGGAATTTTAGATTCCAAAAAATTGAATGCCGCAATTTGATGCGGCAATTCCTTGTAGTACTTTGCTGCGTTATTCAGGTTGATCGTCATCGCGCACCTCTTCCTCTTCAGGATCGAAATCAAGAGTGTCGATTAATTTTTGAATTAAGTCTAAGGAAAATGCAATAAGGTTGGGATCACCTGTGACCCTGGCTGAAGCAAAAGAATTAATACCAGAGACCAACTCGCTTTTTTTGCAGGCCATGAAAAAAAATTACCTAAATAAATATACCATAATTACCAAGGTACTCCGTTAGCGGTTGTCGGATTTAAAATCTCTTGTTCTTGTGCTGCTAAACCTGACTCGATTGCAGTAACTGTTTCAGGTCCCAATGCATCTTTTGCCCACTGAATTGCCTGTTCTTCAGTAACTTCATCGTAAGGAGTGTAAGCAGCTGGATCAGGTTCACCTAGTCCTACACTGCCATAGCTAGATGCTTCAGAGAGTTGTGCCGTCCAATGCACTGTTGTTACTAAACCTTCAGGAGGTGTGTCACCGTCAGGTAAATCTCGTTCCATTGAAACTACATTCCAAACTACTGTCATTATGATTATTAATGTATGTTCTCTTATTTTATAGCATGTTATTATTTTTGTTATTAATTAAGTTGACGGTGGAATGGGCCAATCTACATTCCAAGGGAAGCCTGCTTGTTGTGGTACATTGCGTAATTCCTGTCTATAAGTAGCCCATGGAGCTGAATCAACAGGCGTGTCAGGTAGTTGCGTCCAATCACATTGCTCAAGAAGCATATTACGTTGTGCACGAACTGCAGATTCTTTATTAACAGTGCGTTCTTGAATCTCCTCAGGTGTGGCTGGCGTGCTAATCCACTGCTCGACCCATTGATCACCTTCCTGCACAGCGTTTTGCTGAAGATTTACGGTGTAATCATATTCTGGTGGATCAGTAGGGATTACTGGAAAACAATTAAAGTCAGCAGCAATTTCGTCAGTCACAACCTCCGGGAAGCTGGTGCCAGCATTGGCAAGCTTAAGCTCATTCAATGTGTAGGGGTAACTTACAACACCACCGCTACCGTCTGTAAGAACGTAAAACATGATTACAAATCTACTTCTCTTTTACACTATACCAGGCAATTAAATCATTTTGCGTCGGCTTATGTATTTTAGCCCTTCCAGTACTTAAAGGCCAAATCTTGATTTAAATGCATTAAAGTTTTGATTAATCTCGGTAGAAGATAGTGCTCTATTGTACAATTGGGCAATTGGGACACTACCATCAAGGTACCGAGACTGAAAGGGCCAACTGTCTCTTCCAATTTCTATGTTGTCAATGGTTGTAGTCCCATGGTTCGTATTGTTCCTTGCCGATGTGGTGCCGCTTGATCGACATAAATACAAGTCAGCAAAATTACTTTGCACAGATGCGGCCACCATGCACATTTCTTGAGCTGGGATAACCAAACCACTGTCAAAGTTGTATGTGTTACTATCCCCGTTCCAGGTATAACCGACTTTCTCTGTAGTTCCAAAAAGGTTCACTCCATTAACGACGTTAGCGCCGCTGCCTCTGGCATAAAGCAGTCCCGTATAAAAAGATTGGCTTGAGTCATCCAGTGTGAGCCAAACTATAAATGTTGCGGCACTGACGTTAAATGCAGTTGAAGTTGAAACTTGAACATAGTCATTACTACCATCAAAAACCATCTCTCCGCCATTACTAGAACTATAAGAGGTTCCGTTTTTTAAAGTTGCCGTAATGCTTGAAACAAGATCTGTCCAAGTTGTTCCGGTGCCAGGGTAAGACGTTGTTTCCCCGGCGTCATAATATAGAACTAGGCCATCAGTCACATAATCTCCTCCTCCTACTCCTGCTGCTGCTAATAATCCTTTACCTTGCCTCATGCCACTTCTCCAACAAGTGCTCCATAAATAACATTACCAGCTTTCCAAAGCTGAACAACGGTGTCGCCTGAAGTAGCCAAAGTCGGTGCGCTGCCTCCTGTCCATACTACACCTAAAGTTGTCCAGGTAATAGTGCGAGAGCTGCCATCATCAATGTGTAGCGTAATCGATTCACCGTTATCCCAGTTACTTTGAGTGGGAGTTGAGTTACCTCCTAAAACAACAAATTGAGTTCCTCCGTTACCTGGATTTAAAGCAAAACCTGAAGACCAGGTAATTGTGAAAACAGTTTCTTTGAAGTTGTTTGCTGCCGCAGTACCGTTTACCGTGAGTTTATCTCCTGGACTAGTTGTGCCGATGCCGACGTTGCCGCCTGCATCGGCATTTAATACAAGAGGACGGGTTGATTTTGTGTTTATTTCTGCATATGTGTTTGTAGTGCTTATGTTGAGAACTCCTGTTCCGTTTGTAGCGGTATTTTCATATTGAAGATAAGCATCAGTGGTTCCGTTTGTTCCAAGTCTAAGTACTGTGTTACTTGCAGTTATGTTTCGTTTAATAATAACGCTTCCATCGATTTCCAATTTCTCAGTAGGACTACTGACTCCGATTCCCACGTTACCGTCGGAGTCGATGCGGAGGCGTTCTGTTCGTCTATCTGTATTCCTATTTCCTGCAGGTGTTGTATCAAATCTAATGTAAGACCCACCATCAGTCTCATGTGCCATCCAAATACTAGAATCAGCAGTACCTAAATCATTTCTTCCATCTACAAAAGATATAGTTTCTGCAGAAGAACTATCTTTACCATTTACAATTAATATTCCTTGATATTGATCAGTTGTATTGACAGGTCCAACAGTAAGGTTTCCATTTACTTGTAGTTTTGTTACTGGTGCATCAGTCCCGATTCCGACGTTGCCGTCGGAGGTGATCCTCACCCGCTCCGTACCACCGCCAAAAAAGATGGTATCTTGGCTCGTGATGGCCAAATTGATGCGGGAATCTGTATCCCTATTGAACGCACTAATTGCAGCTGATCCAGAGCCTAGCCAGTTCGCATTAAACTCAAGACCTCCCGCGCCAGAATCCGAGACTGTTAAGTCAGCCTGAGGATTCGTCGTCCCGATTCCGACTTTGCCGTCGCTACCGATGGTCATCCGAGTCGATGTCGAGGTTTCACCTACAGCCGCAGTTCTAAATTCAAATCTAGCGGGTACGGAACCGGTAGCCACCGAGCCGTCAACTCTGACGTCAATCCGTGCACCGTTCGTTGTGTAATCAGTTCCGTCATGGCCAGAAAATTTAAACTGAGCTAAGTAGTCGTCATCGACCACGGCGGCTCCATCTCTCGACTTCCCTAAAGCGATTTGAGGCCCTCCATTGGAGTCTTTATCAGAAACACCAGTTAAAATCTGAGTGGAATCGCTTTGCACCTGAATTCCTGGACTTGATGATGTATTGGTTGATCCGACATTTATAGATGAACTTAGCCCTACAAGCAATCTGGTATTATCAATTCTAAGTTTTTCATTCCCGTTTACACTTGCGATAAAAGGAGATGTAGATGCGGCTGCATTGATGTCCAGCGCTGCCTGAGGATCCGTCGTACCGATTCCCACGCGGCCTTCGGATGTGATGCGGAATCGTTCTGTCGGGCTACTTTCTCCGCTACCAGTGGTAGAGAATACGAGGCGTCCTGGCATGTCGTCAGCGCCAGGAGTGCCGTCTACGGCTGCAGAAATAATTGCTGCATATGTATTAAGATCTACACCATCGTGACCAAGAAAGCTAATATTGCCCAATGCATCATTATTTTGAACAATCCCACCATTTCTGCTTTTGGTAAATAGTGAAGTATAAGCAAACTCGTTATCAAAAGTAGTTTCAATTTTGCTATTTGAATTCTTTACTACGAGATTTGCATCAACGCCATTATTACTAGTTGTCCCCACCAACAGCCTGCCGTCGCTGTCGATGCGCATGCTTTCAGAAGATGACTGCACAAAAGAGATCTGGCTACCAAGGACTCCACCGGCCTGAATTGTGGATTGAATAGTTCCGTCTGTTGTTGTAAACTGAAGTCGGCAGTTTTGCGTGTCAGCAGTTGGCTCTAAAGTAATTCGCGGTGTACTTCCTCTTACTGTTAGCTGTGTTTGGGGATCCGACGTTCCGATTCCGACGTTTCCTGCACTATCAACAGTTAAACGATCATTACCATTGGTTGTAACACGAACTTCATTTGCAGCTGCATTATAAAAACCAGTATTTGTATCATCAACAAAAGTAATTGAAGGCTCACTTTCTGTACCAGAAGCAAACAGTCCTGTGCTTAAAATTAAACCGCTTATTTCAAGATCTGTGAAAGAACCTGTTACAAAAATTCCACTAGTTGCTTGAATCGTATCTCCAGTAATTGTCGAGCCTGAAAGGTTTGTAAATACAC